ATATGGGCTCCCGTTGAAGCAGGTAAGAAATAAGTTGACAACAAATGGTTTTGGGTATATAATAGAATCTTAAACAGTTAATTAAAGGACTCAATATGTTTGTAGTTACAAAATCTCTCAATACTTCTGGTGATGGTCTTTGGTCTAATGTTGCCAAATCCGTAAAAGTTACAGGATTGGAGCTAGACTATGTAAATGAAGAAGGTGACTTTGGTGAATTGCGTGTGTATTTTGACACACAATCCTGGAACGTCAACGAAGATGGGTTAGTTTATACTGACGTAAACTTCCTAGAAGAATTGAAGAATTTTTTGGCTGAACAAAATCTTGGAACTGATGTTTATTACTCAGAACAAGGTATGCAGGGTGATAATTATGTATCATTAGATTGTGAGATTAAATTTATTAATTCTTTTAAAAGTTTGATTACCGTGACTGTTTAAGATTGACAACAAATGGTTTTGGGTATATAATAGAATCTTAAACAGTTAATTACAGGAGTTACAAAATGGGTACACGTTCACGAATTGGTGTTATGCATGGTGACAAGCTGAAAAGTGTTTACTGTCATTGGGACGGGTATCTACAACACAATGGTCAACTCTTGCAAAATCACTATGATAGTGCTAAGGCAAATCATCTGGTTGCTCTTGGTGATATCTCTAGCCTGAAAGAACAAATTGGTGTAGAACATCCCTTCAGTCAGTTTGATGTTACCCCAAACTTGTCTCAAGACGAGTACTACGAAAAGTACGGCAAGATGACTACCTTCTATGGTCGTGATCGTAAAGACTCTGGTACAGATTTTACTGTGGATCAAACGTATGATGAATTCTTGAGCAAGGATTACGATTACGAATACTACTACATTATGCGTGATGGTGTGTGGTATGTTGGGGTTGCGTATGATGTTGACGGCATGGTCCCTGGACAACTGTATGTATTGGCTGAGCAATTGGCTAAGGTAAAAGAGGAAGTATAAAATGAAATCACTTGAAAAATTAATAAAGAAGTTTAGGCTAGTACAAGATAAGCGTTTCAAGAATGGTAAAGTTTTTCGTTTGAAAGCTGGATTGCCTGATCGTGATGACCTAGAAAAAATAGGTTATGATTTAATATGTGTTGACAGCGTTAGTACGGTATACAAAAGCTGGCATGATGGCTCAGTAGTTTCCTCATCAATGCACAGGGGTGAATTTGCTTTAGATGACAAGGCAAATATGTCTTACAAATATGACATGTATTAAAGGATAATAAATGGAAGCAGTAGTAGAAACAACTGAATGGTCTGGTAATGTCCAGCCCAATCATAAATACTTGCTTGATGGTGCCAAAGTACTTGCATATATCAAGCAAGGTTCTACTACACCTTTCTATTTCAAAAACCCGATCACAATTGATAAGCGTGGTCGTAAGTTTGTACCACTCAAGAGTAATCCTTTCAAGGTAAAAGAAAAATCTACCGTTGTCAAAGTGTCCGGTAGCAAAGGTCAAGTCTACTCAATTGATACAGAAAATAAAACCTGCTCTTGTATGGGATTTCAGTTTAGGGCAACTTGTAAACACTTGATAGCTATAGCATGATTTAAGTTATGCTAAATGGTTGACAATTATTCAAATACACTGTATAATATCATATTAATAGGAAATTTATCATGAAAGTAGCCGTGGTTTCGGACATCCATTTAGAATTCGCAGATATCAACATCCAGAATACAGAGAACGCTGATGTATTGATTCTTTCGGGAGACATTCTTGTCGCCGAGGACCTGCACAACCATCCTGAAACAAGTTACGGGATGTACAGCCTTGTCAACCTAGCAGACCTAAGTCGTAGACAACAAGTTGCATTGCGTTTCCGCGACTTTCTGAAACGGTGTAGTTTTCAATTCCCTCATGTAATTTACATTGCAGGTAACCACGAATTCTATCATGGTAACTGGAAAGCAAGTATTCAATACTTGCGTGATGAATGCAGTAAATTTGATAATGTCTATTTCCTTGAACAGGATCTAAAGGTTATTGATGATGTAACATTCATTGGTGCAACACTGTGGACTGACTGCAATAAGGGTGACCCGCTTACACTTCACGCATTGGGTGATATGATGAATGATTTTAGGATCATTCGTAATGATGAGCATGGGTATACTAAACTGCGTCCTGCACATACTATGCATCGTCATCAAAAAACACTTGGATACTTGAAAGCAGTATTGCCTGACTTGAAAGACAACAAGGTTGTGTTTGTTGGACATCATGCACCTACATTTAGTAGTGTTCACGAACGATTTAGCAATGACAAATTGATGAATGGTGGTTATGCAAGTGATCTAAGTGAATTTATCTTGGATCATCCGCAGATTGTCCTATGGTGCCACGGCCATATGCATGATCCTAGTGACTACATGGTTGGTACTACCCGTGTGGTTTGTAATCCACGTGGTTATGCAGGACATGATCCTCAAGCCGATGTGTTTGAAACAAAGTTTTTGGATATCTAATTGTCACTGTATAAACTTAGGGGAAACATAACTTGGTGTTTGAATCTTACTAACGGTTGGATTCGTATAAACCATGTTATGTTTCGTTGGAATACAAATTGGACAACAAGCTATACCTATTTCTTAATTGGGCACATGAGAAAGAAAAGAATCAACCAGGGTGTCCAATAACTGTTGTCTAATAGTTAGAACTATCGTATAATTGTTAAACATTGTGAGAACAATGAATCATTTAATAAGGAAAATAAAATGACTTTAACTAAACAAGCCCGTGTCTTAGAGGCACTTCAGAAAGGTGAGCAACTCACCGCAAAGCAAATTGCTGCACGTTTTAGCGTAGCCAATCCAACTGCAACTATCAGCAATATTCGTTTTGCTGGTTATGCAGTTTATGCCAATGAGCATACTGACACTAAGGGCCGTGTTACTACCAAGTACCGTTTGGGCAAGCCTTCCCGCGCAATTGTTGCGGCTGGTTACAAGGCTATGGCTGCTAGTACAGTCTAATCTCGCTATGAGATAAAAAGGGTGCTTTGCACCCTTTTCCTATAATTGTCGTTTTCGTTTTGGTTTACGCAAAGCAGCCTTCCATTCTTCTGATTTCGGAACTCGAAGTTTCTGCTTTACTTCTTCTGATCGAGATTTACCCTTCATTTTCAAACTCCGAAGTTGTTTTGATTCCGTAGATTGTGGTCCCATTATAATTCCTTTATTCCACGGAATTTTACCCCTTCGTTTTTCTTTTTCTTCCTCTGATTGTGATATACCTTTGTTCCAGGGAATAATTCCTTTCGTCATTCCTGGACCTCCACCGGTTTCGGGGATAGCGTTAGCCCAAATTCTGTTACCAAAATCATCCATGGATGATGTAATTCTCCATAATTTACTATAGTACCGCCCCACATCATTTATTTCTTGTTTACTTTCAGTTTGTAGTAGAATTTCAGTTTGTATTATTTTTCCGTATTTTTTCAAATGTATAGTCCATTCTAGTCCAGACCCGCAGTATTTGAAGGGGTCCTTTTTTTTAGTTTGACACAAGTATTTTAATCCAGTAATAATGTGTGTCTTTACCATAAGGCAATAAATAGTCATGCTGATTGCTCCTTGTTAGCGTTAGAGTAGTTGGGCATTCCACTGCCGCGAACTACACTTTATTTAGTCCTAACTCTTGATTTTAATTCAAGATGGTGTTATAATAAACTCTTTATAAGAGCAATTATGAGTTTATTTAATCTATTCCATCGAACGATGGTAAAGTTGGGAAGGCATCGCTTAATCCCAGATCGCAAGTCCGGACAGGATTATATGGATAGATACTATATTTTTCTCAAAGATCGTAAATGGTTTCCCTTTAATGTTACATTGCATAAGATTGTTCGTAGTGATGATCCAATAATGCATGATCATCCGTGGGGATATATGACCATCATTCTTAAGGGTGGATACTATGAACATACTCCCTATCTTAATAAAGAAGGCAAACAAATTGCTGAATTTATAAAATGGCGCGGACCTGGCAGCGTCATCTATCGCAAAGCAACTGATTATCATTGGCTTGAACTAGATCAAGAAAAGCCTACTACTACTCTATTCTTTATGGGTTCTCAAGAACGTGATTGGGGATTCTTACTGAATAACAAATGGGTTTATAACGAAACCTATTTAAAAACTCAAAAATCAATTAAGGAAACATAATGTATATTATACTAACAAATAGCGCGCCTGCTCATAAAGGACAAAAATTAGCAATTAATAGTGAATTGGTTGCTACTATTCATACTTCACCTATCTTGCGTGAGTCCGGTACTATAGAGGATGTAACATTTGTATTCTGCCCACCACATGGTACTTGGGAAGTTTCTGAATCACTGGAAACAGTGGTTAGCGTACTTAACACATTCACACAGAACAGCAAATGAACGACCAGATTAAAGAAGTATTGCTAATCCTACAAGAGGAATGTGCAGAAGTAACTCAAGCGGTTAGCAAGTGCATGCGGTTTGGTCCTGA